GTAGATGTTGAGTGCAGAATTGAGAAAGTTCAAAACCTTGTAGCTGATATTCAAGATAGATGCACAGATGCAAGGCCAGTTTTCAGGTGGGCACATCAAGAGCTTAGAAAAACTTTTGCGGATAACTTTACTTCACAAGGTCTTCCGGTAGGTGGATGGGCTCCTCTTAGCGCTGAGTACGCATCATGGAAGGCAACAAGATTTCCGGGTGCTCCTCCAATGGTTCAGACTGGAAGACTTTTTAGAAGTATTGCCGATTTGTCCGACCCTCAGGTCAATGAGATAAACAAATTGAGCGCAACATTTGGAACTGGAGTTCCGTATGCAAAATTCCATCAATACGGTACGGAAAAAATGCCAAAGAGAGAAATTGTTTTTATCCATCAGAAGTTTGCAAATGATTTTGCGGAAAAACTTGCCAACTATATAGTTGAAGGAAACGAAGGGTTGCTCTCATAATGCCGTCAGCACCTGGATACCCGTTAATGCATGGCGCCCAGTTTGCCAAGCAATATGTTTCTGATTACCTGTCACAGGATATTCCTGTAAGAATAATTGACTACAGAAATGGTTGGAATGTAGACGATATAACACTTCCAACCCCCGAGGGGTTCACCACCTATGAGCCGTTCGCTATAGATACATGGCCTCTTGTGATAACAGTTGTCATTTCTTCTAGCTCATTTAATCGCATAGGTTTTGACGGACCGGACCCGCTATATCGAGTCTCATACGCAATGAGAACATATGTTTGGGTAAAGACAGAGGGTTCAGAAGAATGCACAATAATGAGGGACAGATTAACCACTGTTCTTAGAGCTGCCCTGCTGGACTACCCGTGCCTCAAGGCATATGACGAAAGAACATCATTTAGGGCAATGATTGACGAAGGTTCAATACGTGAAGAATTCTCAGATTTGACACTATTGAAAGGCGACCGAATCATGGCCGGTGCCTACATTAGCTACAACATGGAGATAGATGAAGTTGTTTCTAGGAAGCCAATCGGCGTTGTGTCTGAAATTGACCTAACAATTGACGCGACAGGAGATACTGCCGCCGTCATTCCCGCACTATGACGTTTATGGCGTATTCTATTAGTGCTTTATTCTTTTCTAACAGTTGCAATAATCATCAACCAATCATCTGTACAATATAAATCGTTGGCGGCATTGTCACTCAACACGAACCACAGGAAGGTCTTATGCCAGGCGTAGTAATCTCCACAGCAGTCAGAACAGGCCCATCTTCCGCGACAGTGCGCGAGTCATCGCAGCTTTTTGTTGTCGGATTAGCAGAGCGCGGTGCAACGCAGGAGGCTGTACTTGTACAAAGCCTTGCTGAGTTTGAACATATGTTTGGAGGGTACGTTGCATATTCGTACCTGCACCCAACTGTAGAAACATTCTTCGAAGAGGGCGGCACACAGGCCTACGTCTCGAGAGTTGTTGGTCCTGATGCAACCACTGGTTCACTTGACCTTCTTGATGGTGATGACAATACCGTTCTTACAATCTCTGCTAACGGACCTGGTGCATGGAGCGAGGAAGTTCAGGTTTCAGTTACACACCCAACTGGCTCGACATTTGCAGTCGTTGTTGTTTACGAGGGTGAGACCGTCTACACAACCGGCAGCGTAACTTCAGCAGCGCAGGCTGCAGGTAGAATCAACCTGAGCACAATCGCATCGCGCTACATCACGGCAACTGCTGCAACTGGTGCAACAACTCTTCCTGTTGTACTTTCAGCTACCCCTCTTTCTGCCGGTGACGATGACCTTGCAAACGTTGACGACGATGTTTTGATTGCTGGTCTTGATGTATTCAATGACTCGCTTGGAACTGGTGCAGTCTGCATTCCAGATGCAGAAACAGCAACAAGACTTTCTGTTGGTGGTCCAGTAACAGACTACGACGGCTCAACAAAGTCAACCCAGGATGTTTCAACTGCACTCATTGCTCATGCAAACTCCAATAACAGAATTGCAATCCTCCACTGTGGAGCCGGCGACACCGCTGCTGATGCGGTTTCTAAGAGCGATGAGCTAAAGGCCCTGTCTGACACTGAGCACGGAGCACTGTATTTCCCATGGGTAACTGTACCTAGTGCGATTGCTGGTGTCACTCGCTCAATTCCACCAGACGGCTATGTTGCTGCTAAGCGTGCGCAAGCACACAACCAGGGTGGCGCTCACGTTCCAGCTGCTGGTTTGATTTCTACGGCCAAGTTTGCAATTGGTACTTCGTACGACATCAACAAGGCGACTGGTGACACGCTGGATGACGAGCAGGTCAACTCAATCAGAATCATTCAGAACTCTGTGAGAATCTACGGAGCACGCTCGCTGTCAATTGACACCGAAAACTTCCGCTACATCACAACCCAGGAAATCATTAACCACATCGTTGTTGAGTCACAGCGCTCACTGGAAGACCTTGTTTTCGGAGTCATCGACGGCCGAGACACAATCTTCTCGGCGATAACTTCAAGACTGATTGCAATCCTCGCTCCGCTACGCGAGCAGGGTGCGTTGTTCCAGGCGTTCGATGCAAATGGCAAGAAGGTCGACAACGGCTACACAGTCCGCTGCGACTCTTACCTCAACCCAGTCAGCCAGCTAGCTGGCGGAACAGTCAAGGCGAAGGTTGGCGTTCGCACCAGCAGCGTCGGTGACAAGATTGAAGTCGACATTATCAAGTCGAACCTAACAGCTAGCGTCGTATAAAGAAGGATATAAAACATGCCAAAGGTATCTCAGCGCCAAGTACTCGCCAGCATCGTACCGGTCGAGCCTCAGAAGCACCCAAAGTGGACTGGTTTCTACTTTGCTCAGGTTTCTGGTGGCGAAATCACGGCTTCGGTGGAAAAGATTTACGAGGGCGGCAAGCTTCGTCCGACGGTTCTATGTGCTCCGTCTGAGGTTGGCGACATTACGTTGACAGCCCACTATGACGATGACAGAAACGCCGCTGACGGCCCAACGGGTATTGCAGAAAAAATTGCAAACCTTCGCCCGCTTGTAGGTCGTGCCGAGTATGACATTACTGTCGAAACATTTGACTGCGACCTCAAGGTTCCTGGCACAGACCGCGTCTATGCCAAGGCCCTCCTGGTTGGCATCACGGAGCCAGATGGTGACTCATCTTCTGGCGCTCCAGCAACTTTCTCGCTAACATTTGCCATCTCGGACGTTGAGTCCGGTGCTGGCGCCGCTGGCTGATAAATCTTCTTTCCTGAGTTCACATCACTGGCATGTGTGATGTGCTAGGTTTTCGGCATGACAGAAAACTCTGAACTCTACACAACATCAACAGAAGATTCTTCGCCAAAAGCTAAGCAGAATAAGCCTGCTGTTGCGGCCGAGGAAACACCACTTCAGAAGCTTGCCGGCGTAGTAAAGCGCAAGGTTGAGCGTCCCATTGTTTTGATTCCAGTTCCTGAGCGTCCTGGTGTAAAAATCAAGATTAGCCCAAACATCACGCAGAACCAGATGAAGAACTGGCGCAAGCAGGCTGGTGAGGACACTCGTAACGGTATGGACGGAACACGTTTTGCCTGTTCTGTTATTGGTCATACGACTGTTGGCATCATGTTTGATGACGAAGAGGTATTTGACGATGCCGGCAACGAACTGACATTTGCTTCACCAATTATTCTTGAGATGACCGGAACAACCCGCCCCCTCCCTGACTGCGTTAAGGAATTCTTCGGCGTTGACCCGCACATTGAGGCCGCCGCACTGTCAATTCTTGATGCCGCCGGTTATTCTGATTCGGTTGACGTCGAGGACCCTACGAAGGGGTCTTCGACGAACTAGTTGAGGACCCCCTCGTCATATCAGCGGCGAGGCTGGGCGAACTGTTCGGAACCGACCCAATCAGGCTTCTGGATTCAACAGAAACTGAATGGCTCATAAGGCTTGCCTGTGCTAAAGTTATAAGCAACGACCGCGAAGAGCAGGAACGGAAATCTAACGCAGCAAAGTAGGTTTCCTCTCCTACACTCACGCGATTTTCCAAAATCGTCAGATGAGCGTGTGAGGTCTAAGCGTGGCAAGGGCTGAAGGTACAGTCAATATTGAAGTCAAGGGTGCCTTACAGGGTGCCCTTGAAGTCAAGACCCTTGACAAAGCTCTTGCACGCCTAGATAAAAGCGCCCAAAAACTAAGCTCTTCTCAGACTTCTCAGATTCAAACGATTACTAAAGATTTTAATATATACGGCAGAAGCACGCGTAAGGTCTTTGACTCTTTTGATAAGGGCATAAAGATGATGGGCACGGGAATGACCAAATTCCTTGGCCTTGCCCTGAAGTCTACCTTGATTCAGTTCGGAGCGTTCTCTGCTGCGCTCATAGGCATACATGCACTTTTTGTTGCCGGAAAGTACCTACATAAAGCTTATGCGTGGGGAATGACCGCCATGGCCGGCGCGGCCGCTAGCGCAGCAGTAGCCCTGGGAACGGCGGCAGCAGCAATACGTGAACAGCAAGCCGCTATGTATGCGTTTACAAAGGGTGGTGCCGGAGAATTTGTTTCTGGTACAAACCAGGCGAGAAATGCAATGCGAACACTGCAGTCAGATGCTCAGCTTGCTGGAATTGGTGTTCAGGGCTTAAACAAAGCATATGCTGCAATGGCAAAGTCAATGAAGTCTTCTCAAATTGCACAAAGCGGTGCAATGTTGAAGAAGTTAATGGACTTTGGTTCAGCAGGACAAGACCCGGCAGCAGCGGCTGACAAAGTTGGCGCACTTATTGAAGCGCTGAACAACTCAAAGACAAGCATGGCCAAGGTTAAAGAAGCTGCAAAAGCTCTTGGGCCACAGATGGAGCTAGCTCTTAAAAAAGCAAAAGTAACTAGCAAAAAACAGATGAAAGAACTCATCATGTCTGGTGAGCTGGCAAAGGCTGGTGGAGTTGCCGGTCAGTTTGAAGCAGTCAACTCAACTCTTATTGGACAGGCAAAATCATTCTTTACACAAATAAAAGGTGAATTTGCAGACTTTGGTCAGAAATTTCTTGGTCCAGCAAAAGAGTCAATGCAAAAAATATTCAGAATTGTTAGAAGAGACCTTCTGCGTGTAGCTGATTCACTTTCTGAATTTGGTGCAGGCGACTACATGAACGGCCTTGTTTCAATTTTTGAAAAAGTATCTGGATTCTTCGTAAAGTTAATTAGGGAATGGCTTCCAAAAACCGATGGTTTTTTCTCAAAAATGGGTAACTGGTGGGAAAAAGTAACCAGATGGTTCAGAATAACCAAAGAAAACTTAAAGCCATTTATTGAGGGGGCTAAAGCAGTAGAAGGCATTTTTATGCCAATACTTCAAGCTCTTAAAAGCGGATTCCTCGACTCGTTTAAATCTTTCAGTACAAATGCAGTAAAAAGCAAAGAAACATTCACTGAGATAGGTAAAAACCTTGGTGGACTTATTACCGAACTATTCAAACTTCAGCAAGTATTTAGTGATGCATTCAGGGAAGCTTTACCGTTCTTAAGTGATGTAGTTAAGGGCATAACACAGGTCGTCCAGATGATGACTGGAATGCTTTCTAGGTTCAGCGGTCTTGCCGGCGGCCCAATGGCGTACATGGGTTTGATGATTCTTTTCCGTCAAATGAAAGGTCACAAGGGTGGTGTCCTAGGCAAAGAAGGCGTAAATCCAAATGTCATGAACGTACACGCCAAGAATGTATACGTTGGCGGACAGGCGCTTGGTGGAACAAAAACAACCCCTCCAGGCGGCCCTAACGGCCCTGTACCGACCGGTCCGCGTGGACCGCTCCCAATAGGTCCTGGCCGTGGCCCTCTTGCGCTTGGTCAAGGAATGAGGGCGATTGGACCAGGTGGCGGAAGTGGTGGAAATCTTCCTGTTCCATACACTCAGGGACCTGTCATGTACGACAATCAGGGTCGTCCACTAAGGGGTGGACGCAGATTTATGTTTGACCGTAGAGGTCCAGCAGACTATCCAAACCCTGATGCAAAATTAGTCGGAAGAGATTCTGGCGGTAGATTTAGAAGACTCATTCCTGGTGCAGGTGTTGCCGGAACAACTGGTCGTGTTTACGAGCAGGTTGGATATGGTCCCAACGGACGCTCTACATATATGGGGCCTGGTCAATCCCCTATAGCCGCAATTGGTTCTGGACAGGCGATTAGCGATGCCAGCGGTGCAACCCAGCGCAGGGTTCTACTCATGCAGCAGAGATACCAGAATCTTGGGCCCGGTGTAGAAAGAGACCAAGCAGCAGCATGGCTTTCTTCTAGGGGACACCCATTAACTCCAGTTGGTGGATTCCCTGGTGGTGGAGGTGGTGCTGGATTCTCGTCTGGCGCTGGCGGTGGAACACCTCCTCCTGCGGGTGGTGGTGGAATGCCCGGAACAGGTGGTCCAGGAACTGCTCCTCCAGGTGCTGGCGGAGCTGGTCCGCAGTATTACAGCAGGCCTGGATTTTTTAGCAGAGCAAGCATGGCTGCTCGCCAGCAGGCAGTTGGACAGCTAGGCAATAGTAATAACTTATTTCAATCAAAACTTACCGGAAGACAATGGGGCGGCGTAGACACGAAAAAAGGAGATGGAACTGTTTACAGGGTTACAAGAAAATGGGACCCAGTAACTGGAACATATGGAACAAAAGAAGTTGGTCAATACGATGCTCAAACTGGACATTTTAGAACTAGAGGCATGGGACTTGGCACAAAACTTAGATACTCCGGAATGACGTCTCGTGCAATACGAGATAGCAGACTTGGTTCAGCCATTCTAGGAAATGCAGATAAGGGAATTACCGGCATAAACAACAGCATGGGCGCAAAGATGGCTGTTGGCATGGGTATGTCAATGCTTTCTCAGCATATGGCTCCAGAAGCGCAGGGTGCAATGGCGCTTGGCGGAATGGTGGGTCAATTTAATCCGCTAGCCGGTTTAGCGGTTGGCCTTGGTGGAGCAGCGCTTAATTCCAGAACAGCAGCCGGTGGAGCTATGACAGGTGCTGGAGCTGGTGCTGCAATAGGAACAATGATTGCTCCTGGAATTGGTACTGCTGTTGGTGCTGCACTTGGAGCAATAACTGGGGCAATTGCTGGATTTGTTGGAGGTATGAGACAAAGGGCAAAAGAAGCAAAAGCCGCAATGGGTTCATTCCTTGATGGAATAAGCATCGCGTCTTTTAGGGGCCAGCAAGGAGCCATCAGAGAGCAAGAAGCAACGGCAGCTTTGGGTGGAAAACTGGAGGGGCCAGGAGCATTGTCGGTGGTTGCTGGGAAGAATGCGGCAAAATACTCAAAATTGCAAAAAATGCTCCAGAATGGAAAATTTACCGGCAAGTATGCTAAATCCGCAAAATCAGAAATTGGTGGTGGGGCACTAAAGGGAGCACTTGTTGGCGGTGGGGCCGGAGCGCTATATGGAGCAGCTATTGGTAGTGCCGTACCTATTATTGGAACAGCGCTAGGTGCCGGAATTGGTGGCGCAATTGGGCTTGTTGGTGGCGGAATATTTGGTGGAGCAGTAGGTGGAGTAAAGAGCCTATTTACTAGAGGCAAGAGAAATAAAGACCTCAAGAAAGACTATGCCCTATTTAAGAAAATTCTTGATGACCCAGATTTCAAAAATATATTCTCTAAGGACGAACTAAAAGACCTTGAAAAAGACAAGGCTGCAGGCCTTTCAAAACTTGGTAAAGAAATTCCAGAGAGAGCAAAAGCTGCAGAGTTAATAAATACACAGCAGACAAACCGTATGAACATCTTGACAAAGATGACAGGAAAGTCTGGTGCAGAGCTTGAAGTTCTTGCCAAAAAGATGGGCGTAAACCTTTACGACTCAACACTAAAGATGCAAGATGTCGTAGACCAGCTTGGTATCTCTGCGACAAAAACAGCACAAGAACTGAAGAATATGAACATAGATTCAGCCCTTAAGGGGATATCTGATGGTTTTGATGAAGCAATCAAGAGGGCTAATGCTCCAAAAATCTATGACGAACGAGGTCGAGCCGTTTATGACGTTGTAAAAGGCGGCGGAGATACGGCTTCGGTGCTTGAGGCTCTAAAGACATTCCAGGAGTCGGCAATGTCTATGAGCTCTGACCCAATAACGGCATTCTACGAGCAGCAAAAACAACTTGGAACGTTACAAAACCCAGGAAAACTATTCCAAAAAAATGGTGCATGGGCAAAAATGGACCCATCTAAGTTCTTCACGCCAGAAGTTACTAAAGCTCTTCAGGTCCAGGCATCGTCAACAGAAAAAGGATTTGCTACAACAGCCTCAGACCAACTAACTGCGCAACTTGCCGGTCTTGGAATGATGGCCAACTCTGCGCAGATGACTGCAATTATTCAAAATATGCAGGGTCCACAAAAAGAGCGTTTCCTGAAAGACATGCAGGCTGGAAACATAAACATAAAAGACCCATTTGCCAACCTGACAGAGCAACAAGGAAAAGACCTATATACAAAAGCCGGCTTCAAGAGCAAAGAAAAGTATATGGCCAACCAGGTCAACACCCTGTTTGGTTCATATGGTGTACAAAATTCGACAGTTGACCTGTCAAACATAAACAAAGACACAAACCTTGTTGCCGACAAGATGACAAATGCATCAAAGACTTTTGAGGCTGCTGTAAACGCTTTTAACTCCAACATGGCCTCCTACTTCACTGACTCAGCAGGAAAACCTGAGTGGTGGTCAAAAGAAGCCATGAAGGAAATCATGGGCAACGATACTTCTACACCGCGAGGTGGAATAGTTGGCGATACAACCTCGTCAAGGCTTAGCCAAACTATGGCGCGCCATAACGCAATCAACAGTTCAATCCCGGGTAGAAGAACAATCACATCTGGATACAGAACTGTTGCACTTGGGTCTCTTAACTCTGACCATGTAACCGGCAGGGCTCTTGACCTTGTTGGTCAGAATCTTGGCTCTTATGCAGTTGCAACTAGAAACGCTGGCGGTTTTGCAGAGTTCCACGGAAGTGGAGACTCCAGACACCTGCATGCAGTCCCAGGTCCTGGTGCAATAGGAGACACTCTTGTTCCGCGTTCTAACCAAATGGGCATCGCAACAAGCGCTACTGTTACAAGCGGCGGAAGTTCTTACACTTTCCACATTAACGGTGGTCAAAACAATCCGGAAGAGATAGCCAATATGGTTATGGCAAAAATTAAGACGGCTGAGCAGAGGGTCAGGGAGAGAATCTAATGGCTACATCTGTGTCAACAATTCAAGAAACATACTTTTACAAAGAAGTCCGCAAAACCCCTATTGGGGTTGGCGTCGTTTACCCTGGATACCCTATTTACCATCTCTACAAGAACGTTCCGGATGGCCAGCCTTACAGACTTAACGAAATTGAGTACTGGGCACCACTTCCAGGACTAACCGAATACAAGCAATACACCCCTGGCGATGAAAACCTTGTTGCGGAAAGAACCAAATATGAGCCTCGTTTAGAGATTGGCGTCAATCCAACTAAGCGTTATTACTCGGACAGATTTCCAACATATACGCACAAGTACTGCGGACTAAAGCTTTATGTTGCAACTGGAAGAACAAAGCTCTATCCGTTATCTCCATCAACAAACCCATACTCATATAGAAACATACAGATATGGGTAGAGAGTCCTGAAACATATGTAAATACATATGATGACTACGGCAACTTAATAGTTCCTTCTTACTGGTATCACCCGTTTAATAACATGTTTTATCCGTTTGGAAATCTACAAACATTTGGGATAAAAGATAGTCAATATCTTATTGACAGCTTATTTACTAGAGACACCTCAGGTGAAAGCAATGATGCATTGATGGCAAATGCTTTTGAATCAATACGTGTTGCACAAATTGATGAACTTATGTCACAGGGAAAATCTAAGGCAGAAGCAATCGCCCTTATAAATGCCAATTCCCAGCAGGCGCTCAATACTCGAGCTGCAAAATCACTGATTACTCCCCAATCAGTAACCGCCCGTACTCCTTCAGTGAGCCAGAATATATCCGTAAATGTCAAAGCCTCTTCTTTAAGGGGTGTTTCATCGTCTTCGGTTTCTGTCTCTACGTCACAAAAACCAATGTTGGTTCAGACCACAACGGCCGGTCAGCCACAGCTTGTTTATGAGTTTCTCCATAGACCGAACCAAATTTCTTACACAAGCATAGGTTCAGAATGGTCGCCGATAGACAGGGCGGCCAATAGGCCAATGGTTGACTGGAAAGCCTATAAATTAATGAGCGTTTCTCTTTCATTTATAGTTGCTCCAGACGAGTCTGGAAGTCTTGACCAAGTAATAGATGGAAAAGTAATAACAACTAGCGTTGATAACGAGTTAAAGAAGTTGCGTCAAATGGCTTCTAGTCCATTTCCAGTCGTCTTTATGGGGTTCGATAAGCTTCTGGAAGAACCTGTTCGTTACCCGTTTAATAATGATGCAGGAAAAGGCTCATTGTTTGTTATAGCAGACTTGAGCATTACTTCTGTTTATAGAAGCTCTACTGGGGCAATAAGTAGGGCTTCATGCGATATGACCCTTACCGAATATCCCAAAGAACTCATAAAACTGATTGAGTTTCCAAAATTAAAACCAATACCGGAAATTCCGCCACCCCCTCCAGGAGATAAACCAATTTGCGACAATACGCTGGCAAGCATGACATGGTCTAATGGGTCAAACTTCATCAAGGATGAAGCTTGGTTGAGAAGCCTAGTTAAGGCTGGAATAATTCAGACAAACGCAGCGTGCAATTCAATTATTGTATTGGATGACGAGGCCTATACAAAAGCCCAGAACGCTTATGTAGCAAAATGGAACTACAAGACTGGTGGAGCTAGATAAAAATGGCCCAAGTCGACACCAGAGTGCCAATTGAGTTATGGAAACAAATACCGCGTTCACTGGAACGTCAGTATGGTGGCGTAATTTTCTTCATGGACGAGAAAAAAGAAGAAATTGCAGAAGTAAGAGAAAGGCTAATCAACCTTTCTGTTAATTACACAATGCATATGGCTAGCGAATTGACATTTTCAGTTCTTGATGAAGATTTGCGTATGGTTTCCAAAAACTATTTCAATATAGGCCGCGTGATAGCTTATGTCAGCGAGACATTTGGGACAATTGAGAAAACAACACTTCCAGATATTTCAGAAAGACAAGTTCAGTTGTTTGAAATATCAAATGTTGGAGTAGCACAGGGTCCTGGGGAGAACCCGGTAATAACTGTTACATGCTATTCGCGCGCAGTGCAGCAAATGAAGAGGGACAGACACCCTGGAACAATTGGTGGTTCAGGAACTGAATTTGTAAAACGCGCAGCGCACAAATATGGTCTTAAGTTTTGGGGAGAGCACACAAGCAAGTCTCAGCACATAAACAAAGCTTCTGCCGGGAGCAAGGCGGAATCGCTATGGGATGTAATTTCCAGATTAGCCAGTGATGCAAAATTTGTTGCCTACGAAGTTGATGGGTATTTGATATTTGCTTCTGAAAAATTCATACTCAAAAGGTGGGGAACGCATGAAGCCCCATTGACTGCGGCTCAAAAAAAGAGCAAAGATAAAAGAGTCAAGACACAAAATAAATATATTCCACTTACTTGGAAAAATCACAAGCTTGACGCAACTGACCTCAGGGAAGATTTACAGCTGATTGAAATACCAAGCATTTCGGTAACAGAAAATAACCCATGGGAAGCGTCCGGAACGGCCCAGCTGGATAGGTTCAATGCAGTACGCATAAGACCGGGGATGACAATCAAACTTGCTGGAATGTCTGATTACAACGGTTATTACCTAATCGATAGTGTTTCATTTGAAGACATATCACCAAACCCTGTCAGTATTTCTTTTAAAAAACCAGAAAAGCAAAAAGAGAAAGAAATAAAAGACCTCCCCATTGGTGCCAAGGGGCCTCAGGTAATAGATATAGAGGACCAGGTTGGAATAACAGGACGCAATAGAACGTATGACGTAACTATTGCCGGTGCTAAGTTTTTCAAACGGAGAACAGTTAAGGGAATATTTCCTCTTCCTGATGCGGATAATAGGACTAACAGATACCCAACGCCTAGTGCAGGTGTTTTTGCAACAGGAAACATAGACCTATGGGGAAGACCCGTTCTTGATTACGAAAACGATGTTGCTACGGTTACTCCAATAATTAAATGGGTTACAGAATCTGGAGTAAATAACGGTAAGCCATACGCTCTGCTGCTTTCTTCAATTTGGACAGTGGATGGCGAGCCTGTGCGGCTTTCAGACGCCGAAACATACACAAAGTACCAAACAGACGGAAAATTTTTAGCCCGCGTCAGAGGAAAAACAGAGAAAGAAGCACGAGCGAATGCGCTTGTGTATGCAAATGGACTATACGAGCAACAGTTTGAAATTCTTTTAAAGAAATTTCCGAATGGTAACTATATTGCAGGGCCAGGTGATGAATAATGCTCACCCCTCCACAGCCTCAAGTAATACGTAGAGACAATGCTTTTTCTACACCAAAATTACATGGAGAAATCTACAACTGCATAGTTACGAAAGTAACCCCAGATGGGCGCGTGCATGTTCATGTTCCAGAACTTGGAAGCGACCTCGGACCAATACTTCCGCTAGATACAGATTTAACAAATAAATGTAAAGTAGAAGACGTTGTCGTTGGAACATTTCTAACAACAGCTATGAATAGCTTTGTTATTTTTGGCCTAAGTAAATCTTCTAACAAATCTTCAATTCTTGTTTTCACAACAGAACTAGATAGGCTCTTATCCCTGGGGACATCTCCAAGTACAGGCATATTCACATATATTGTAGAAACCTCTGCTGTTGAGTACTGGAACGGCTCAGCATGGGTGCAAATAACAGGCACTCCTGGAGCAACAGGACCAACTGGTCCAACTGGTCCTGCTGGTGGACCAACTGGAGCTACAGGACCAACCGGAGCTACAGGGCCAACAGGGGCTACCGGTCCAAGCGGCGCAACAGGAGTTGGGGCCCCATATCAATGTACGTCTATAAACCGACCAACATCTCCGGTTAGCGGTCAAATGATATTTGAAACAGACACAAAACTGCTGAGAATATGGAATGGTTCCGCCTGGAAAACAGTAATGGATGCATCGTAAACGCGTGGTATGGGATAATTAACTATGGACACAATCAAATTTCCAATCAAATTCGATACAACAGGGTTGCAAAAGCTAACCGAGGGTTCTTACGATTATTATTCACAACTGTTGACAATTGCTTTGTTAACGGAGCCCAAGAGCCACCCGTTTACCCCAAGATTTGGCGTCAGCGACCCTACATTCACAACCATTGACAAGGGTTTATTTGTTTTAAATGCTTCCCGGTTTATACCAGAAGTCGAAATAACATCATTGAACATATCTGAAGACAATGGGACAATAGGTGTTCAGTTTTCATTTGTCATAACGGAAGAGTAAACAAATGCCAGCAGATTTTTCTCAATACGTAGACCTTACTGTTTACGACAAAGAACCAGGAGACATGTACCTGGATGCCATAGAGATGGCCAGACTAACCCTGCCCGAGTTCAACCTTAGAGCCGGAACTGTCGAGGACGCAGTATTTCAGGCAATGTCATGGATTGGTTGGGTTAATGCTACTGCTGTGAACAGAATCCCAGACAGGCTAATGGCTGGAATTTTGTCAATGATGGGCATAACAATTCAGCTTGCATCTCCTGCCCAAATGAGCATAACTGTTACTGCTGATTCGTATGAAGGCGCAACCATACCAATTGGAACGGTTTTTGGATACACAAGTGTATTTGAGGACGAAGTTATTGAATATGTTTTCATGACTGTCGAGTCTTTAGAAATAGCAGCAAATGAATCACCAGAAATTGGCGACCCATTCCCTTCCGGTGTAGTTGCCGCCGAGTGCATAACGCCGGGCGTTATACCGGCAATACCACCAGGAACGCCGCTTAATCTGCTAACACCATCGACTTCAATTATCAGCGCAGAGGCGTATAGTGATTTTCAAAATGGCGTTAACGATGAAACGTCGTCTGCATTTCTGTCAAGAGCAACATCGTATCTATCTTCGCTGTCTTCCACACTTGTTAAAAATACACAGGTTGATGCATTTGTATCAAATACGTATTCAGCCCTAGTTAGCAGGGTAAGGACATACGACCTAACAGATGGAGACCCGGATACTGGCGACATATCTACGTCTAAATCATATTCTGACGTATTGGCCGCGATAAGAGACTCAAACATAGCGACAATAAATTTTGGAACAAGCACTCAGCATCAGTTTCAAACCGGAGATATGGTAACTATTGACTTTTCTGACTCTTCTTTTAACGGCACATTTGAAATCACTGCAACGACATCAAGCTCAATTTCCTATGCCAACACCGGTACAAATACGGGTCCGAGCGGAGTTGCGGTAACCGGAACGGCATCCAAGGGAATTGAATCAATTGGAAATATTTCTATATTTGTTTATGGAAATAACGACTTCCTAACAAGCGCCCAACTTCTTGACGTACAAACAGCTGTATACGAAAAGACCCTGCCAGGCTTGATAGTAAATGTGAATAATCTAGAGCTTTTGTCTTTAGAGCTTGAAGCATCTATTGTTCTTGACTCAAACTATGACCAAGAACCGCTTAAGCAGACAATAGAAAACTCAATCATCGAGTACCTAAGCCCCAACTCATATCCGCTGTACGAGGATGCCGTTAGGGTTAACCAAATAATTGCAGTCATAAGTTCAATACCTGGCGTTAGATATGTTTCATCTCTATCGATATTGCCAGGAACAGGTAATTGGTTACCCCAAATAGACAGCAACTTAGAACCAGCAAACAAGGGATGGGCCCCAAGAGTTATCCCGGATAACTTAACAATTGCTTATACGGCGGTATAAATATGTCCAAGACATTCAACCGCCTATCTCAGTACAACGCAATAGAGTCTCATGACAGGCTTAGTAGGGCAATACTACCCCCAACCGTTGGGGTTAGTTCTATCACGCAGTGGCAAATAGATGAGGATGTTTCGTATGGTGATTTAAACCGGCTTGTACTGACGGTAGATGCTAGCCAGGATTATGAAGTTGGAGCTTCTGTTGTTGTTTCCGGAATACTTTCTTCTGATGTTTCTGGATACTCACCAACGTCAACAGACCCAAACCCAATTGCTTTAAACCAGTCTTACACTATTGAGGATATTGTTGATGCTGGCGCGCAGATGTATATCTATCTTGCAACTGAGCTTTCGTGGTCGCAGGGTGAAATAGTAGGAACACCAACCAATGCGGTTGTTACAGTTCTTTACCCGCACAAATGGAAGTGTTCTGGGGGAAACATATCTTTAGTAACGGACAAATATGACGTAAAGTCAAGGTATTCATTAAAGATAAATCCAAGCGGCACCGGGCCAGTTACTGTTTATCTTGAAAACAGCGCACCAATGTTGATTGGTGATAATGCTAAAGATTTTTCCTTCAACGCCAAAATTTACTGCGAACACCTCACGAAAGTCTCATGTTCAATTTACCATTCTGAGTCATCTGGTATTGAGCCGGTTGTATCTACTGTTTACCCAGGAAGATTTACGGCGTTTCGTAGCAATGTTGAGGAACTGCCTTTATCGAATGAAGACACTTACAACTTCGACATTTCATTTACCATGACAGGGCATGGTGGAAATCCGTTTTATAT